AAATAAATCAACCTGTAACTATTTTGGTATAAATACCCGCCAAAGTTTCTCCTTGGTTTAGGGAAATACCATTGTTGAAGGTTATTTGCCCCGTATTTACATTAAAGGAAAAGTCCGATGGAGCCATTGGTTTTATTTCCCTGATTATTTGTACGATACTTCCCCCTATCAATTGCGTTAGGGTTATAGATGTTTCACCTCCAGCAGCTACATATTCAAATGGCTGCACATTTTCATACTTTATCATAGTTGCAGGATTTGGGTTTGAAGGTTGATTATATCCGTTGTTATTTGGTGTCGCACCACTATTTCCTTGTACAATAGTTGAAAGTGTTGCATTCTTTATGATTGATGTTGAATAAACAATATTTGAATTTGAATTTATCGTATTTACAGATTGGTCGGCTGTCAATGTTTCGTCCCATTCAAATTGCTCGCCACCGACAATATCATAATCCAAATTGGATATACCATTGTCTTGCAATAGCTTTATAGCCAAATCAAATGACCCGTAAGTGTTCAACATTACATCCATCAAAGCCTGACCGTTAACTGCACTAAATACTAACATTGGGGTCTAAATTTAATTTTCCTGTATTATCATAAGTTACCAAAGGTCGGCAATCGTAGCCATCGCTTGTGAGTTGCAGTTTTGTAACTTTAGCCAATATTTGACTTGCATTTGTTGATTTTAAGAATGTCATTATAGCCACCCCGTCCGTTGGGTTTTCTTTCCACCACCCCGGACAAGCATTAATTGTATCCGCAATATGCTGTTCGTCACTCTCCCCCCATACCAAATCATTGTTCAGTATGAGTAAATCATTATTGCTAAGTTGTAAGTCGTATCTAATTGCCATGTTTTACATTTGTATTTTCGTAATCCGACTGATTAAAAGTAGATAATGTGCCAGGTGTATAAGTACCGCCCGCACTTGATATGCCCGTTGCTATTTTCGTCAATTCCGCTTGTATTTGTGATACCAAATTATTATTCTTTGCTGTCAAATCCGCTATTCTTATCAATCCTCCATAACTACCATCGTTTAATTTAATCAAGGTCGTGGCTGTTAACGTAATATTGGCAACTTCGCTGTATTGGCATACAAATGGTTCTACGTTTTGCGAATATATAACCTTCACCGTGCTTCCTACTACTGGCTCAATCAATATGCCATCGTCCACAACTGCCATTAACATGACGCCGGGTATTTCAAACTCTACATTACCATCAACGGCAGTTACTATGCAAGTCCTGCTGGAAATATCGACACTTTCCACAGTTGCGTTTACATAATAAACGGGTACGGCTTTATGCAACCCTGTTATCTTTAGGATTGCGTCTGTAATATCCCTATTAGCCGTTGCTGTACTCATTAGTTATCTGTTGATGGTGTGGTTAATAAAATCTTATAATCCAATTCCACGACTTGCCTTAATCCGTTAACACCACCACTATACGCCACACTCTTGACTTTATATAGCCCATTGCGCTCAGGTAAGACATTATCCACAATATTCACATTGTCGCCCATCCTCACGAATGGCAATCCAAAGGTAGTGAACTTGCCCTTAAATCCAGTATAATAATATTTTCTAAGTTCATTTGCTGCCAAATCCCTTAATTGTTGTATGGATGTCGCACCGGGAAAAAATAAAGTCCTTCTTTCCCCTCCCGTGTTTGCTGGGTAATCAACGCCCTTTTGTTTTACCAAAACAGTAGGCGTATCGCTTCCATTTTGAAACGTAACCAATACTTCCAACCTTGTTTTTTTGGTTTTCGGCTGACCGTCTTTTGTTGTTGCGCCCGTTTCTTCTTCTATTGTATTGGTAGCGGTTGCACTCAAAACTATATCATCCTTTCTGTTGTACTCCAGTTCGTCCGATGCGATAGCCCCAATAGTGCCGCTTATGTATTTTGACTGAAAATAAAACGTACGCACATTTGGCACAAGTGAACTATAAACCAATGCCCCACAATATAAAGTATTGCCCCTGAAGTAACTCTCGAAGTGGTACTGCTTTCGCAAGCGGCTCAATACTTCAGCTATCGTTTCGTTGCCTATCATAAAAGCCCCGAATGTGGTTTGAGCTGTTGCGTTTACTGTTAAACCCGTACCTTGCAGCAAGAAGGTAAGTATTGTTTCTAGCGTATCTGTTGGCAGGAATGTTTTTATGGGTGCTTGTATCTGCTTCAATAAAAACATATTGTCCTCTATTTCAAACTCGATAGGCTTTTTTGAAGTAACTTTGGAAACAAAGCCTTGGAAAAGATGCGTATTGTCGGTTGTGTTATTTGTCCCTTCTTGTATTTCCCTACCGTTAGAGAAATATTTGTAAGCCCAATCTATAGTTATGGCATCGCCCCTCATTATCAATGGTGGGTTGCTAGAAAAACCACCAATGTTTACTATCGTTCCCGCCAATGGCACTAGTTTATTATTGGCATCCCTTACATATAAATTTTTAGGCACAACCACCTTACCGTGGTTAGTTAAGTCCCGCCAACTGTCAGTGCATTCGTATTCGTGGGCAAAGTTGAATGTAAACACCTTGTTTCGCAAAGGATAAGCCTTTGTTTGCGTGCGCTGCGTTATTGTTATCGTGGTTATTGCCCTATACATTATTTTTGTGCCATTGATAATTCTTGTGGGGTATCCGAAATTGCGGGCAATGAAAAAGTTTGGTAACTATAACCGCCCTCTGTTTGTCCGAGCGTCCTATCCTCAAAAACTACATTGTAAATCCCCTTGTCATTCAAGTAGGTACACGTAACAGGGATAGCAACGGGTGCTTTGATAATCTTTAATAAAGTTGATACGTCTTCACTTGGGTAACTTCCATTTGTCCCGGTCAACACTCCCCTAAATGTTATTTGTGCATCTCCCTCGCCGATATATTCCTTAACAGTTCCATCCGTTCCTTGTATTTCAGTCTTTACAATATTTCTCGGAAATACAACATCGATTAAAATAGCCTGCAAAGTCATAGAAGGCGTAGTGATAGACTTGTTGTTATTGTCCGTATAAGTGATGCTATCAAAGGTCACGTCTGCATAAACAGGCGTTCCCAAATCGCTTGCATATAGTGGCAAATCAGGGTCGTTGCTTGCTATCTTGCCATCATAGGGGCTATTTGTCTCAAATGATAAATGTGGCTGTATCGTTGCAATGCCTTTAGTGTACGGGTTAGACTTGGGTGCATTGTTGCGTGCCTCCCCCGCTAACTCGGTGGCTATCTGCGCCGCAACCTGTAACCCCGTATTAAGTAGGCTTTGCGGCGTTATTGTCGGTATGATGAATTTATCTGACATATCTAATTAGTTGGTTGCTACAATTTGGCTGTCATTAATCGCTCCTGTCAAAGCCTCGGCAACCATATCCTTCACTTTGCCCAATCCTTCACCTAGTTTGTTGGTTACAATCTTGAAATCACCATGTATCAATCCCCCATTTATGGCAATGTGTATGTTTACATTCTTTTGACCCGTAGCTTTTGTTTTGGGGTCGGCAATTATAGCGGCTGCACCATCTTTACCCTTTTTGCCTTCCGTTTCTTTTCCCGGGACTAAGCCTTTGTTTTTGGCGGCGGCATCTTGGGCATCTTTATTGTTCCAAACGGCTTTGATTGTATCCGATGCTTCTTTTACTGCACTTATACTATCTGCCACTCCTTTTTTAATGAGTTCAGGGTTAAGCGTCAATCCGCCTACTATAGCTTCTTGTACTCCCCACCAAACCTTTGCCACCCCAATACCAAAAGCCTTTATCATTTCCCATGTTGCGGACATTGCGGCGTTAAATGAGCCGAAATGATGCACCAAAGCCATTACACCTGCTGCTAAAGCAGCTACCCCCGCAACTATCCAACCAATGGGGGAAGCTATAAAAGCTGCGTTAAGAAATTCTTGGGCAATCCCACAAGCTGTTATTGCCATTGCTAACCCTTCATTGATACTTGCATCTATTGCGGCTGCAATTGCATTCGCATTCATTGCTACTGTCATTACGCCAAAAGCTGCCGCACCTGCCAACAATCCCACCCCTATATCTTGTAAGATGTTTTTATTGTCACTTAGCCACTTGCCCATTTCTTTTGCGGCTTTTCCCGTGTCCCTCATAAAGTTGGCGATACTTTCAAGTGCGGGGGCTAATAGTTCTGTTGCGCTTATTGCAGCCTTGCCCACCATTTCCTTTACGTCCGTCATGGCAACATTAAACCTTGCCAACGGGTCGGCATTGAACATCGCTTCTGCTGCACCCCCTACTTTTTCTTCTGCAATCTTCAATAGTTCCAAACGGGCTTGCGCTTCCTTGCCGTGTTTTGCAAGGTTTTGGATATGCTCCATTACGGCGGGGTCAATCTTTAATTGCATCCCTAACCTACGAGCCATTTCGGGATTGTTGATGGCTTTTGCAAGCATATTACCTGCTTCTTGGATACCACCACCAAACTTAGCGGCAAAGTCGGCACTGACTTTTTCTATACGCCCCATTTCTTCTTCTGATACGTTGCCCAACAATCCTAGTTGTGCCTGTAAACCTAATATCTCATCTTTGGCATATCCTGTCTTATGATAGAGCGCATCGGCTGCACCTGTGGCTTTCTCAAAGGCTTCTTTTGAGTAGTTGCCCATGTTTTGCATGGTATTGGCAAGGTTAGCCTCGGCTTTATCTAGCTTTTCCACATACTCCCTAGCCTCTCCTATAAACTCCATGCCCTTGAATATGGCAAAAGAAACCCCCAACGCTTCCACTGTGTGCAAAACCGTTTCTTTCAATCCACCAAAAGCCCCTTCCATCTTCTTGACATGGTTTGTAGCCTCGTCAAGTTTGGGTGACATTTCGTCTTTTAGTCCTAAAATATATTCAACTATATTATCTGCCATTACTTAAATTCTACTTGGTGAACAACGCTTAAATAATACTTTACCTGGCACCATGCTTTTGCAAATTCATCTTCATTCATCAGGTCGGGGTCTAAACGAAGATGGCAGCGTATTAACGCCGCCATCCTGCCCGTAGGCGAACCATTTACAATATCTTCGTATTCAGCTATTTTTTTTTAAAGGCATTTTTGGCAACTTGTATCAATGTTATACATGCACTTGCCATAGACAGCTTGTAATCATCAACCGTGTAAATGCGTGAATCGCTCTCGCCCTCACCCTTTAATACCAATGCCGACCTTAACTCCTCCCCCGCCGTAAACATACCCACTGTGGCAATCTTATCCATAGCGTAAATCTTTTGGATATAGCTTGGATCTTTATAGAACCCTACAATCCTTTCCTTTGTTTCGGGGTCAATAGCTACATAAATATGCACCTTGCTTGCACCGTGTTTTTTTGCCAATTGCGCTGCGTGGGCTTCTAAGTCCAATGTCTCTTGCTCACTCAATACGCTATAATCAATATCAATTTTAGGTTGCGTATCTTCTACTGTTTTCTTTATTGCCATAATTTCTATTTAAGTATCTTGCCGATTATCAATGGGATTTTTGCCATTAATTTAGTGTCGCCTGTTTTTGCCTCGAACGGGTCTTCCAAAAATTCTGCCGCCTGTAAAATGTCGGTAGTCAAATTAGCTAAGCTGTCACCATAAGTAACGGTAATATCAAACCAAGGAATAGACAATGGGTCACGATTGGGAGATGCTGCAATAACTTTCTTCCATTCGTCCTGATACACCTCTATCGCACCATCATACTCTTTCTTTCCGTAACCACGGCTAACAGGTTCATATCCTGCACCGTAATTATTGGTCTTTTCTTGCTTTGAGGTGTATTTAATATCGGTGATACCAACAACGGGAACGCCGAACAAAACGAACTGGATACTTGCGTAGTTATAATTCACACCATTTATTAACGGGGTCATATCTTGTAAATTTATTTGTAACTAATTGGTATCTGAATATTCCTTGCAATTGCATCCTCATTCAATAATACCGTTATAACCAAAGTACTTGTACTTGTCACATTTTGCGTAGGGTCTATATAAACATCACTAGTAGATACTGTGCTTAAATCGCCGTCCCTATTCATTTGATAAAGTGGTGCAAGGCATTGATTTTGCAAGAAAGAAATAGTCGTTGTAGTCAACGTTCCGTCTGCGTTCTTTATTAGCCTACTTTTAAGGTAAGGTATCAAAGCAGTATAAATACCACGGGTAGCCTTGTCGATTACCCTATTGTCATTGATATAGGCGTAATCACTACTTGCACTAATGGCGGTGTGGTTATCCACAAAGAAAGTCCCACTGTAACCAATATATTGCTGTGCGAAAATGTGGCGTTTGTTATTTATTGCATCCAAAGCTGAATCGCTCAAAGCTGGAGCTGATAGCAACTGCCCATTTGCAAAAGCTGGAACGGCGTTTTCCGTGCCATCTGAAATATTGAACTTTGCAGGTTCGCCAAAATCTTCACTTACCGCACTCAATGAAAGCAATCCTAAAGCAATACCTAAGTGTGTGATTGATTTACCATAAGTAAGGTAAAGGAAATTACCCAAAGCGTTTCCGTCTTGACCTATAATTGAACTTACCTTGTTTGCGCTTAAAGTTGACAAATCATAAACAGTAGTAATGTCGCTAGTGCCTGATAGGTCTGCTGCGTACAATACGGATAGTGGCTTATGCTTGTTATCGTTGTATGTTACTACTTGCGTATTGATAGCCGTAAGGTCTGCGCTTGCCCATGCTGCGGCATCCTTATACACGCCCATTTGCCTGATTGTTCCGCCACTTGCAGTTTGCAAAAGTGTAATCTCTGCAAATGTGTAGGTAGAAGGAACTGGATAAAATCCAATCCATAAAACGCTATTGGGATTGCCACGGAAAAACTCACTTATATGGTAATGCCAAATCGCCTGTTTACTCGCTACCCCCGCACTTGCATTTTGGGTAAGTGTACCAGCAAAAGCACCAGTAGTGGTTACTGCGTTAGGTGTACCGCTGTTTGGAAATATACCCTGTGACTTAGGGAGCGTTACCGTTAATGTTGCCGTTGTAAATGAAGCGGTACAACCATGGATATTCGTTCCCGCATTGATAACGGCAGCCCATGCAGCCCCTTGTAAGGCTATGGTAGTATCGCTACTGCCAACAGTGTAAGTACCTAAGTTCAATATTGCACCTTGCGCACCTGTATAAATCCATGCTATTGTATCTCCAGTGTTGCCTTTTGTAGAAATCAAATAAGTAGCTGTGGCAGCAGTTGCATCGGCGTAGTTAGGAAGTATCCCCGCATTTTCAGCATCAACGATACTATAAAGTGCCTTTGTGTTGTTTGTTGTGGTAAAACCACTTGGCAAAGAACCCGTGTAAAGCAATAAGCCACTAATGTAGTCTTGTCCCGGTGCTACCCTCTTGCTTGCTCCTTGACCCTTTATGAAAACTATATCTGGTCTAGCCATTTTGTTTATTTTTAGTGGTAGCCTTTTTTACTACCTCTTTTTTTTCTTCGAATGTTCCACGTGAAACTTTTTCTCCACCGTAATGTGGGTGCAAGTGAAAATTTCCATCTGCTGTTACCCATATCTCGGTTACATGAGGCAACGCCTCAAATACTTTAGTAGTATCCATTTTATTGAACTGTTCGATTAGCCTCTACCCAATATGCACCATCAAAAACTAAATCTATTACCGCCCTCCCATTAGTAGATAGCGTGGCAGTTCCGGTTGTTTTCCAGTACGACCCGTAAAATTTAATCTTCGTTCCACTTGCGCCTGTTGCTATAATCTTAATATTGTCACCAGCGTAAGAAGAAACAATGCTTGGTTGTTTCAATGTAAAGCTATCAACCAAAGCAATAGGCAAAGTGGTTAACCATGCCCGTGGAGTAATGGATAGGCTGTCTGCGCCTGTTGCATCTGTCATGGTGTACCAGCGGTAAGTCAACACACGACCTGTATTATCTCCTGCCCTTGTTGTGTCAAAACGTGGACCCGTAGATTGTGCATTCGAAATGGTTGTTAGGCAAACCAATAAAGCCAATATTGAAAATACTTTTTTCATTTTTATAAATTTTAAACGTTAAAAGATGCTGCTGTCAATGTTGTAAACAAGAATATTTCTTGAGAGAACCCATATTGTACATCGTACTTCATTAACCCTTTAAGGAAGAATAACTCCGAATTAGCTTGTAATTTTTCAAGTTGTAAAGCGTTATCTTCAGTGCTGTTCATACCAATGTAAAGGTTAGAGCTAGTGTCGTCCAGTGATTCACAGAATAGTATTGTATTATCAGGTAAACCAGCAAGCGTTACTACTTCATAACCCTTCCAAGGCTTAACTCCTGCATCCATAGTGTTCAAACCTTTAAAGGTTGTACCCTGTGTTATTGCTGTTTGGTAGATTTGTTCAGTGTTTACCGACACTAAGAACTTCATCCTTTTAAATCGGCTTGAACGGCTTATCAATGCCTTCTTATTGGTTGCTGCACTTGAAATCAAAGCGTCTAAAGCGTCTAAGATGTTGTAAACACTTCCACTTGTAGCGGCTGCGCTTAACGGCAATGGATTAGCTATTTGATAAACAGAGCTATCGTTTACCATTTTCTTTAAGAACCCGTCAAAGAATTTCAATTGACCGTTACCAGCACTACCAATAGGAGCGGTGTAAGATGTTGAACCCATCCACAACATTGTTTCTACTTGCTCAAATGCACGGTTAAGCGCAATCTGCATCATGTATGTTTCGGCTGTCACTGGCAACTCACGAGCAAGCAACGTACGGCTCAATTGTTCTGCTAAAAAGTTAGCTTCGAAATTACGAGGGTTGAACTCGGTGTACAGCATAATATCTTGTGGTGTCAATACACGACCGTCAATTGTGAACGTTCCGCTGGATGTAGGCGTTGCTGCCCTTTCTTGCAATGGATTAGAGAAATCCATACGGTCAATCGTATGTTGTTTCTTAATGCCATCTTGAACGTAAACCACTCCCTTTTCTACGGTATCCATACCGAAGGTTGCGGGC